TGAGAAAGAATTAAATGGACAAGATTAAATATTTTGAAAAGGTAGATAAGGATTTAATAAACAATAGAGCTTTAAACTCACATGAGAAATTAATCTATATTATCTGTAGGTCTTTTCAAAATGCACCTAGAGGGTGCAGAATATCCCATAAGTATTTAATGATTAGAACAGGCATTAAAACTAAAGCTAAACTTATATCACACCTTGACCGACTCTCCTTATTTGGACTTATGGCCAGAAAGCAAATTGACAATGGAACTTGCCATTATGTTTTTGATAAACCAACCATGCAAGAATATATCCAACACAATTTAAACAAACGAAGAAAAATATCTTTGTCTAAAAATAGACATAAACGCAATCTTGATAGAGCTTTAAGTTATCCCAACATTATCAACATACCAAAGGTTATTAAGTGATTATTAACATTTGGGAGTATCGAAAACTTAATTTGGGTGTATTGAAAACGATACTTAATATAGAACTAATATATATATCTATATACGAATTTCTATATTTGAGGTCTGGCAAGGGGTGTATCTAATGAAAGACCGAAAATTAGAAATTAATAATATTATTAAAAATTTTGCTAAGAATAAATCTTTACCTTATTCAGCAGCATTAACTAAAATCAAAAAAGACAGAAAAGGCTATTTTCAAGCTAAAGACATTAAACAAAAACAAAAATCACTATCAACAGACAGATTCCAACAATATTTAAAGGATATAGCAGAAAATGATACCGACTAAATTAACTATAGATCAACTTGATAATTATTTCCAAACTGCAACATACGTTGAACGATATATGCCTAGTCCATTAAATATGAAGAATAGACGTACAGAGATGTTTTCACTTATAGACAGATTATATGGAATTGGTAAGGATAAAGACTCTTATAAGGGTGAAGATAAACCTAAAATGAAGATCCGATTAAATGGTGAACAATTACAAGTCTATGAATTTTGTATATTGTTATTAGTCAAAGCTAATGAAAAGGATAGGGACATTATCTCATTAAGAAATTTTCCATATAAACGATCATTTAGGCAGTTAAAACACTTTTTTCTGCCTAATAGTTATGAAAAAGTTAGACAAGATTATTACAATGCACTCTATGAGTTATTAAAACTTTATCATTTAAAAGGTAAAGCATATTTTTTGAAATAATTGTATTTTTGCAACACTATATCTTGACAATATTAAAAATTAATGTACTAAATCTGGTATAATATAACTTAATTTTGTGTTTCATTCATTTATCTCATATTAAGTTAATTTGAATCATAATAAGACCTATTTCTTAAATATCTTTATCTCTCTCTTTCTTTCTAGTTATAGATTTAGGTCTTATTAATTAAAAAATATTTGAGCATAAGGAATATCTTTTTTAGCAAAGTTTAAATCTCTTATATTATGCTTATCAATAAATTTTTCTTTATATGCTTTTTCTGGATCACTTGTATAAATAGAAATCATATCAACACCAGCTTTTGATCTGTTGTCATAATCACTTTTATATCTTACAATATAATGACCATTTACAAGATAACCCTTTTTTTTTAATTTATCTTTTAAATCTTTAGCTAATTGTAAAATGTCATCATTATTAAATATTGATACTATTTTTTTACAATTTTCTATTTTATTAGCATATTCAATACATTCTTTTTTAGAATCAAAAAAACCTCTAAATGTACCCTTGTGATAAACTTTACCAAATAACCATCTTTTATCAGGTATTTTATTTTTTAATTCATATACGCATTTATAATATTTTTTCATATTACCTCCTATTAATTAATTAAATACCAAGAGATCATTATAATCTCTGTAATTATTATTATTTCAATCATTATTTAACCCTCCTTTTTTGGTTGTAGTACGATTTAATTGGAAATTGATATACATTTGAAATTTGCCTTATAGGCTTATTAACCTTAGGCATTAGTGATAATTCAGAGAACCCAATAAAAGAAAACATCTTTCTTTTTTTATAGGTTGCAGCAAATAGATTATAAATATTTATATCTTTAGCTTTCATTAATCCTCACTTTCTTTCATGTGATCTTCATAACAATCATCACATAAATAATATAAAACATGATTATATTTTAAGATATTTTCACTATCTGAATCTTTGCACTCATCACATTTAAAATCTTTATTCATTTAACCTCCATTTTTATTGGTTGTGAGTTTTTTAATCTTCTTTCATATAAGACAATTTGAGCTTGTTTTAATCTCTCATTGTCTTCATCAGTATTTAAAAAAGGAATAATACTAAGAGCTTTAACTATAGCTCTAAGCTCCCATGTTGGTTTAGTTCTAAGATTCATGCAACCTCCTGAATTGATTTAATTTCTTTTTTAACTTCTTCTGGAATTGAAGTAGTTAACCAGGCAGTACCATATTGGTATGGTTTATTTTTATATAAATATGATTTATCATGTAATAAATTAACTTCTTTTAATTTTTCACATTTTAATTCATAAGAATAATCTATAGAGTCTTCACTAATAATAGACTTTAAATATTCTTCTTGTTTGGGTGATCCAGCAGTAAAATCATTTAAATGATATTTTTTCCAGATTAAATAAATTTTGTTAAATAATTTATTATTTGGAATTAACTTTTTAATTTCATCTAAATTTTGACCACAAGAATAGCAATCACTTTTTAAATGATTCCAAATATTTCCAGATGCTGAAAATCTTTTACCATTAAAATTAATTTCAACTTCTATTAAACAATTTTTTCTTCCATTGTTTAAATAGTCAACTTTACCAAATTGAATTGTTTTACTTATTACTTGATTCATTGTATCTCCTTTATTATTTTAGTTAATTTGAACATGAGTTAATTAATACCAGATTAAATAGTATATGCAAACTAAATGATAACTTCATATTAAATTAATTAATATCAAAGAAACAACTATAAAGAGAATTTAAATACTGTTGCAATTATGCAACACTTAACAAACAACTTAGAATTATTCTAAATTACAAATATTATGGCAAATAAAACAAAATACTCTAAAGAATTAATCGACTCTATTATGAAAGATTTGGCAGAGGGTATATCAATCAAAGCTAGTTTAAAAAATCACTCTATTTCATGGGAGTGTTTTAGAAAATGGTTATTAGATGAAAAGAAATATCCATCTTTGAGAGCTAAATATACACAGGCCAAACAAGATGGAATTGAATACAGTTTATCTGATGCTCAAAGCTTAATTAATCAAGCTGTGCAAGATAGTAAGTTTAAAGAAAAAACTGATTTAGGATCTACTCATTTAATAAAGGAATTTATATCACTTGCTAAATGGAGAGCAGAGAAATTATCACCTAAAGTGTATGGAAAGAACGATAATTTAAAGGTTTCAGGCGATAAAGATTCACCATTAATTGTTAAATGGAACGGCTAGAAGTACTGATTTAATTGGTTAATGATTAGATTTATTCAACTGACGCAATTAAAGTTGTCCAATGATATTATAGAGTTTTAACAGCAGATTTGCCAAAAGATTGCAGATCGCAATAGTTATTGGTTGATCAAGCAACACATAAGCAACATAAGATTTAAAAGATAAGTAAAAACAATATGAATTGAGCAATACCAATTGATTAACAATCAAATGCTTTTTTCTATTGGTTATTTTGTGAGCTTTTAGGGGGTTTTTAAACGACATACACACCAAATTAAATATCGGTGGCTTGTTAAAATTGATGGGACTTACACACAACTAGATCAAGGATTTTTTATGATGGAATTTGACGACAAAGAAAAAGGCTACTCAGCAGTAATTTACATCATGGAAAGCAGCAACTCTGTTGTTGTTCACTTTGGTGGCTTTAACGATATTAGAGAATGTAGATATTTCTCACATCACATCATGGAAGACTTTGGCATTGAACAACTACTAAACGTACCTCAAGGAGTTACAGTACATTAGGGGGGTTTTGTTTTTAAATGCCAGAAATAGTCATTCCATATAAGCCAAGAGATTTACAAAATTTTTTGCACAAAAAAATCGATAAGCACCGATTTAGTGTTCTAGTTCTACATAGGAGAGCTGGAAAGACAGTAATGATGATTAATCAAATGATTAAAGCAGCACTTACTTGTCCTTTGCCAAACCCAAGATATGCTTTTATATCTCCTACCTTTAAACAAGGTAAGGCGACAGCATGGGATTATATTAAACAGTTCGCTGGTAAAATACCTGGAACTAAGTTTAATGAGTCAGAATTAAGATGTGATCTACCTAATGGTTCAAGGATTACAATTCTTGGGGCTGAGAACGATCAGGCTCTAAGAGGTATATTTTTAGATGGTTGTGTTTTTGATGAAACTCAAAGCATTAAACCTACAATCTTTCCAGAGGTTATAAGACCAGCTTTGGCAGACCGAAAAGGGTGGTGTGTATTTATTGGAACACCAAAAGGTAGAAACTACTTCTTTCAATTATTTGAAGAAGCTAAGAAGAATGAAAGTTGGTATGCTGGTTTATTTAAAGCTAGTGATACAAACATATTAGATCAAGAAGAATTAAATGCTGCAAAGCAGATGATGTCTGAAGATTTATACGAACAAGAATTTGAATGTTCTTTCCAAGCTGCGATAACAGGCTCTTATTATGGTGCTTTAATCGAAAGATTAGAGTCACAGGGACGTATTACAGACAATCTGTATGATGAGAACCTAGATACTGAAACATGGTGGGATTTGGGCTTAAATGACAGCACAGCGATATGGTTTGTCCAAAGGTATAAAGGAGAGATTAGATTAATAGATTATTATGAAAATGCTGGTGAGGGTTTAGATCACTATGTAGATGTCATTAATAGAAAAGAATATGAGTATTCAAAGCATATAGCTCCCCATGATATTAAGGTTAGAGAAATAGGTAACTTTGGTAAATCAAGATTGGAGAGTGCTTTAGAATTAGGTATTGCTTTTGAAGTAGCACCAAAACTATCAATAGAAGATGGTATTGAAGCTGTAAGAAAAGCACTTCCTAATTGTTGGTTTGACAAAAATAAATGTCAAAAAGCTCTTGAGAATTTAAAGGCTTACCAAAAAAGATGGGACGACAAAAATCAATGTTTTAGAAATAAACCAATGCACAACTATGCTTCTCATTGTGCTGACAGCTTCAGAACTGGAATAGTAGGTGAGGGTGTGGAAGTTAGTGATTGGGACGAAGAAATACCAGTCGAAACAAATTATATAGTTTAATATGGCAGACAAAGTAACAGAATTAGAATTAAAAAATATTATTGGTCAAGAGATAAATAACTCTATGGGTTATATGGGTGGAAACCTATCAGCTCAAAGAAAAAAATCTTTAGAGTATTATATGGGAGAACCATTAGGTACTGAGATTGATGGTAGATCACAAGTAGTCAGTACAGATGTTGCAGATACTGTTGAAACCATCTTGCCAAACCTACTTAAAATTTTCACAGCATCAGATCAAACGGTAAAGTGTGAACCTCAAAAAGCTGAAGATGTGGCCTTAGCTGAACAAGCAACCAACTATATCAATTATATTTTTAACAAAGACAATGATGGTTTTTCTATTTTATATACCTGGTTTAAAGATGCGTTAATTGAAAAGAATGGAATTGTAAAAGTTTATTGGGACGAAAGTGAAAAGGTTGAGCAAGAAACTTACGAAAATTTAAACGAACAAGAATATCAAATATTAGTTAATAATGATGATGTTGAAGTTGTTGAAGAAGAAAGTTTTGTTGATGAAAAAGCAAAAGAACAACTTGAACAAATAAAAGCCTTAGCCGAAGCACAAGGTCAAGTGATGGAGGATATACCAACTCCTAAACTATATAATTGTATTATTAAAAGAACTACAAGCTCTGGCAAAGTTAAAATAGAAAATATACCACCTGAAGAATTTTTAATTCAAAGGTCTGCCAAAAGTATTGAAGATGCAGATTTTGTTGCACACAAAGTTTTAAAAACTAGATCCGATTTAATTCAAATGGGTTTTGATAGAGATGTTATAGATGATCTTCCTACTCAAAATACTGTTACCATGAATGATGAAAGATTAGCAAGGTTTGCTGATATAGATGAAAGTTCAATAAATGATGCTCCAGATGAGAGTACAGAAGATATAGAAATTTATGAGTGCTATGTTAAAATTGACATGGACGGAGATGGTATTGCAGAACTAAGAAAAGTTATTGTAGCTGGTGGAAACGCAAACACAATTTTAGAAAATATGCCTTGCGATTTCATTCCTTTTTGTTCTTTAACTCCTGTTCCTATGCCACACAGATTTTATGGTAGATCAGTTTCAGAATTAGTCGAAGATGTGCAGTTAGTTAAATCAACTGTAATGCGACAGTTATTAGATAATATGTATCTAACGAATAATAACAGAGTGGCTATTATGGACGGAATGGTTAACTTGGACGACCTACTTACTTCAAGACCAGGTGGTGTAGTTAGAACTAAACAACCACCAAGTCAGGTTATGCTACCTATGCAAAACCAAACGATTTCACAACAAGCATTTCCATTATTAGAATACTTAGACACAGTAAGAGAAACTAGAACTGGGGTTACAAGATATTCACAAGGGTTAGATGCAGATGCACTTAATAAAACTGCAACTGGTGTAAATACTTTGATGAGCCAATCTCAAATGAGAATGGAACTTATTGCTAGAGTGTTTGCAGAAACTGGTATTAAAGATTTATTTAGAAGAATATTTGAGCTTACTGTTAAGTATCAAAACAAAGAAAGAATTGTAGAATTAAATAATAAGTTTGTACCAGTCAGTCCTACTGAATGGAAAAACAGATACAACATATCAATTAATGTTGGCTTAGGTGCTGGTTCTAAAGATCAACAAATTGTTATGTTAAATAATATTTTACAAAAACAATTACAGGCTTTTCAATTACAAGGTAACAAAGAATATCCAATGGTTACTTTGAAAAACATTTATAATTCACTTGCTAAAATTATCGAAGAAGCTGGACTTAAAAATGTTGAAAACTATTTTGTTAATCCAGATGAGGGTAGAGAATTAGTACAACCTAGTCCTCCACCTCCACCAACTCCAATAGAGAAAATAGAATTTACTAGAATAGCATCTGAAGAAAAACGAAAAGTTGCAGAGCTTGAACTAGAAGCTAGAAAATTAAAAGCTGAAACAGCAGAAGCTATTTTAGGTTTTGAAACTAAGATTAAGGAAATGGAGCTAAAATATAATACACAACTTGATGCAGCTAAAATTAAAGCTGATGCTGATATAGAAAAATTAGTAACATCAAATAGAAATAAAACTTTCCTTGCTGCACAACAATCATCAGACAAACTAGATCAACAAGTGAGTAATTTAGATGGACAACAGCGAACAGGACAAGCTCAACCAGGAATTGACCCAAGCGAACAAAGCTAAGGCATTATTTCAAGACCCATTATTAAAAGAAAGTTTTGATAAACTAAGAACTTTATATTCAGAAAGTTTATTTAATACTGGTGCAATAGAAACCGATGCTAGAGAAAAACTTTGGTTGGCCTACAATGTGGTTAACAAGGTAGAACAAAATTTATTAGAAATGATTGATACAGGAAAACTAGCTTCTAAGCAGTTAGAAGATTATAGAAAAAGTATTGATAAAAAAAAATTCTAATCACTAAGGTTAGGATAAGCCAACCTCATTAGAGGAGCTTAACTTACAAAGGAAACACAATGGCAGACAATTACGCAAATCCGTTAAAGGAAGCTGAAACTGACATCACAAAAGCACAAAAAGCAATCAATGGTTTATTAGAGCCTAAGCAAGAAGCTAAAGCTGAAGAACCAAAAGAAGAAATTGAACAAAATTCTCCTGAACCACAAAATGTGGAATCTGAAGAAGATCAACCACAGGAACAGGAAATAAGCGAAGAAACTGAATCAGAAGAAGAAGTTTCGGAGCAAGATGTATCTCAAGACGAAGAACAAATTGATACTCAAGAGAAACAAGAAGATTCCCCATCTTATACTGTTAAAGTAAATGGACAAGAATTAGACGTTACCCTTGATGAGTTGATGAGAAATGGTTACTCAAGAGATGCTGACTATAGACAAAAGACTGAAGAACTTTCTCATCAGAGAAAACAATTTCAATCTGAGTCTGAAAAGCAAAGACAAGACTATTCTCAAAAACTCAATGAGTTGAATCAGAGATTGTCTGCTGCTCAACAGGATTTAAACGCAGAAATTAATTCTGCTGATTTAGATAAACTGTATGACGAAGATCCAACAGAAGCTGCAAGAGTGGAAAGAAAATTGAAAAAAAAGCAAGATGCTTTAAATCAATCTATTCAACAAACTCAAGCAGAACAAAAGCAACAATTTGAAACATTTTTGCAAGATCAACAAAGAAAATTAGTATCTAAGATGCCTGAATTTTCTGATCCAGCAAAGGCTTCAAGTTTAAAAGCTAATATGAAAAGCACACTAAACAATTATGGTTTTAACGACCAGGAAGTTGCTCAAGTGTACGATCATAGAATAGTGATGTTGGTTAATGATGCTATGAAGTATCGAAGTATGCAAAATTCAAAACCGAATATTGCGAAAAAGATTACTAAACCTAGCAAACCTTTTTCATCAGGTGTTAAGCAAGGCAAATCTGAGGCAAACTTAAAATTGAGGAGAGATAAGTTTAGTCGTCTAAAAAAATCTGGCA